TTAACGCACATTCACATACGTATCAATAGCCGTAATATAGAAAACTTGCCCATGACTATTATGCACTTTATATTGATACGAATCATTTACACTTATCTTCGCATCAATTATAAATCCTAATCCTGCATCTACAGAACCAGCCACATCTTTATCCTGCCAAGATGGAGCATCATAGAAACGTAGATTGTTAACTTTTGAGACAACACGCTTTCCAACAATAGAAGAATCTACTGTACTTTTCTTATTAAACTTCACATAAGATGGATCGTTCTTAATCCACTGATTTCCACCAAGATTTAACCACCCGTCTTTTTCAGCCCACACAATATAAGATTCTGGTTTGTTCAACTGACGAATCTTAGAATAGCTTGTGCCAGGTCCTTTACGTAAATTAACGTTATAACCTTCAATATAAGCAATCCCATCTGTTACGGATGTTGGTACTTCCGCTGGTTTAGATGGCTTATCAGGAACAGAAACATCCACACTAGAATTATTGTATACTCGTTGTACATCTGCTCTAAATTGAGCTTCTGAAACGCCATGAGACTTTAAGTAATCAATTGGAGCTTCATGATCTGTACCACCAAGGTAATGTGTTACATCGCTATGCGTCCATAATCCTTTTTCTACAGATATCTTGTTATCTTTTAAAATTTTTGCTAAAAGTTTTACATACTTTTCATAAGAACGCTTGAATTTTGTATAGTCCGCTGTTTCGCATAACTCAACATGTACAAATCGTTTGTTAGCAGCAGGACCGCCGCCATAAGCAATGTATTTTGTATCAGCAATTTGGATTGTTTCGTCCCAATCGACTGCATAGTGAACAAATGCATTTCTCCATGTTCGAGACTCATATTTTTGAATGTTAATAGCTGGAGCTTCTGGAGTCGCTGTAGAATGTGCTACAACGCCCTCATAAGCACCTACACCATAACGGTATGGTTGTTTCGGTAAATCAGGAATAATAAGCGTTCTATCAGCAAAAGAAACAGCAAGTACTAGAATCATAAGGAACGAGGTAATATGTTTCATTGTCTTTTTCATTTAGCATCAACATCCTTTTTTATAATTTTTGTGTGGTCAAATAATCCACTTGCTGACAGTCCAATGATGATTCCTTGAAATACATTTGTTTTGATATCTCCGCCCAAAAATAAAACGCCTAGCACAATGCCAAGCGTTAAATTCAATAACGGAACATATTTTGTTTGTAATCCAATTATTTTTACGATCTGCGAAAGACCAACCACAATTCCAATCATTACAGTAATTTCAAACATTACATACCACCTCGGACATATCCATCCGTTGTTAAATAGAAAGTTCGTCCATCTTTAACTTTACCCAAGGCTGAACGGAATACTTTAATCGACTTATAATCTTCATATTCATGAATTTCATCGAACCAAACTGATCCAGGACGTCGTCCATCTTTCGTTCTAGCATTAGAAGTATTGAATTTCATGTGAGACTTGTTTGTTTTATGTTTAATTAGTACCTTTGTAGCACTAAATGATTTCTTTAAAACCTTATTTGCAGGATTTTCTATTACTTCCTTCACGTCATCGAATGTAGTTTTTGCTTGTTCTTCAGATGTCGCGATCCATTCAATGTGATATCTATCTATACCAAACTGTTTAGATAGCATATAGAAGTTTAAATATCCGGCATATCCGTTTTTACCACCGCCACGTCCCATCAGTATTAATATTTGATTCCAAACAAGACGATTGGTGTCCTTATAACGAACGCCGAACACACAAGCGTTAACAAAACGTTGCCATGCGAATAATTCGAATGGAAAATATTTAGCTGGGATATTAACACTATCCTCAATAGCTTGAACATCAACATAAACATTTGGATCATCTAAAGTTTTTCGAACTAAGGTCATTAATTGTTTTTGTTCATTACAAGAACGGATAGATCCGCTTTCCACAGCATGCATGTACTCACTAATGAAAGGATGATATTTATAAGGAAGATTAGACTTCTGCATCATCGTCATCATCCTCACATACCACCTTAAGTCCTAACTCATTAAGAATCTTTAACATTTGCGTGTTAGTTTTATTCAACTCGTTAATGCTATCGTTTTTTTCATAAATCCATTAGCGCCTAGTACAGATACACCGCGATCTTTTACATCAGCTATCAATCTGTTTTTTATATCCCAAAATGACATATAATCTTCTACTAAATCCATAAAATGAGCGTGTATGATACCGTTCGTGCCGAGTTGTTCATATAAATCATCTCTTATTTTATTTCTAAGCGTTTTTTCTCTGTTTTTTTGAAGTTTTGCAACCTTTTCCGAAACATTTTTTAGACCTTTTTCATTTATCATGTCTTCCCAATAACGGCTGCGCCATGATTTAACAGTGCTAACAGATACGCCATATTTATCCGCGATATCCTTGTATTTAACACCTTCTAAGAAATCTTTGAACGCTAATTTATATTTACTTTGTTTTCCGCTCACAATATCACCACCCCGCTTTTTAATTGGATTTTTTCGAAGATTAATTTTAAAAATGACACTTGTAAAGACGAGAATAATCATGTATAGTTTTACTTAGAAGGAAACAGTGGCGACGGTCCACTGATTACAAATACATATCGAAAATTTTAATCATCCCAGAGAAGGGATGGTATTTTTTTTGCCTTTTTTTCTATTCCCACGCGCGTAACGCGAAAATAAAAAGAGAAATCCCCCCCTCGCGTTGCTCGGTCCCCCAGCAAAATTGTTTCTATATTTTACCCGGGGGGTGTCTTAGGAAATTTATTTTAATTTAATTCTTTATCTAACTTCTTATTTATCTTATCGATAACAATGATATTTACATTGCAAATCATTAAAGCTATTAGAAGAATGTTTATAAGTAAGTTAATCATTTAATAGCTAAACCAAAGAATAGCTCAGCATATTCAATAATAATATGAGCTTCTGTTAAAGTCATATTTAGATAATGTTCTAACCAATGTTCACGTAGACTTTTCTTTACAGTTTCAAGTGTAGTCTTCTCACATGCTCTTGGATTACATATGTGACGTATCAGTTTGTATGTTGTGTAGATGTCACGCTGAAATTGTTTAAATATATCTAAAGCGCGTTCATCATCTGTTCCGTCTTTCATTAATGTCTTGATGAATTGCAAGTCATATATGTTACCTTGTATCATTAGGCTGTCCACACTTACCACCTCTCTTCATCTACTATCGTGCAACGCTTCTTCACTATGTTTTTCTCTTTGCCATGTTCTTTGTTATGGCAGCGAATGCATAGCGTTTCTAGGTTGCTTAATACGTACGCTAAATCTGGTCTGTCACGTAACTCTTTGATGTGATGGACATTCCTACCTTTGCTGTACTTACCTTTGCGCTTGCACTCCTGACACTCACTGTTGTCTCTCTCTAACGCCTTAATCCTAATGTTCCTTCTCCAATAAGAATGCTTATAGAACTTGATAATCTTATCTTGCTCATATAGTTTATTAATCTCTTGTATCGTTAGAGGTTGCATCATCTCACCCCTTATCTTTCATTGCTTTCAATTGTTCCATTTCCTTTCGCAATGATAGTTCAATTTAAAAATTAATTTCCCGTTCTCGCCTCTTCTCTAACCAAGAACAGAATACAATTCCGAATAAAGAGCCTACACAAAAACCGATCAAGAAATCTAACCATTCCATTACATCACCTCTTAATCCAAATCGAGTAGAGGGAAAATAAATTAATTTATTCTCGCCCCTCTCACACCACCGTACATACGGTTCCGTATACGGCGGTTCAGTTTATATTGCAGTGCGAACTTTTAGATAGCGTTCTAGAGAAGAAGGAACGCCCCTCTTCTTTAGTCTTTGATTTGACATAGCCCTTTGAACGACTTTCGATAATCCTATATATCGGTAGCCCTTTCGACAGTAGGTTAATCCCTTCGCTTCTTCCTCCGGAATCCCTAATTGAACAAGCGATTTGATTTGCTTCTTCGGTATTTTCCATTGCTTCCAAATAATCACTCTAATTCTGGAGCGAAGCTTCTTATCTACTTGCTTCATAACGCCTTTCATATTTGTAATCCTGAAGTAATTTACCCATCCAAATATAACTTGTTTTAGTTTCAATATTCGATAGTCTAGCGGAACGCTCCAGTTTCGTTTTGTCAGTTGTCGAAGCTTTCTTTGAAGTTTCTGTACTGAGATTGGGTGTGGTTTCGTTTGATATCTCTCATCCTTAGAGTTGTAATAATATCCAAAGCCTAAAAATTTTAAATCTTCTGGCCGAGAGATTTTACTCTTTTCCGTATTGACTATCAAACCTAGATTCTTTTCTATAAATCTCACGATTGATTTCATCACTCTGCTCGCCGCTTTCTCGCTTTTCACAAAGATAAGAGCGTCGTCGGCATATCTCACAAATTGGAGTTCTCTACTTTCAAGTTCCTTATCCAGTTCATTCAGCATAATATTGCTTAAAAGAGGGCTGAGATTACCTCCTTGCGGAGTTCCGACTGATGTTTCTTCATATTTTCCATTCACCATAACCCCACTGACTAAGTACTTTCTTATGAGAGAAATTACATCTCCGTCGCTTATTGTGTTAGATATAATTCGCATCAATTTATCGTGGTGAACTGTATCAAAGAATCTTTCCAAATCAATATCCACTATCCACTCATATCCAGCATTTAGAAACTCCAAACTTTTAACAATTGCCATTTCACAACTTCTTTTTGGTCTAAAGCCATAACTGAATTCACTGAACTGCTTTTCAAATATCGGGCTAAGTATTTGATGAATGGCTTGTTGAACGACTCTATCCACTACTGTTGGTATTCCCAGCTTGCGCATCTTGCCATTCTCTTTTGGGATTTCCACTCTTAAGGCAGCTTGTGGTTGGTATTTTCTTGTTCTAATGCGCTGACGTAGTTCGTCCTTGTTCTCCTTCAGATATTGCTTTAGTTCGTCGACTGTTACGCCATCAACTCCACTTGCACGTTTGTTTTTATACACGCGTAAGTAGGCTTCATTCATATTTTGATTACTTAATATTGTTTCTAAAAGTTCCACACTCGTTTCTCCTTTCCCCCTCACGTAATAAGTGATACCTCTGTTTTGGTTATCCTTTGAGATACGCTCATACTTTCTACCATTAACACATTCAGAGTAGGTCACTTACGCATTCGTGGCGTTGAAACACTATAAACTGTTCAGCCCTTCATGAACTTAGTTCACTACTATGGCTTCGGCTGACTTCTCGCGGCTAACCATTTTCGACTGTACTGTTAGTACATCCGCAAGATCTCCCAGGGTAAGACAACTATCTTTCCTCTTTTACTCGCCTGATTTACTCTACAAAGTTACGCACATCTATTTGGACTTTAACTTGAATTGGAGTCTTATCCCTTTATAGAGCCTTCGTATCAGATTTCTGTTCGTCGAGCCAAGATTTTATTCCACGCTTCCTTCAGCCCCCACCTCACGGTAAGCACCTTGCGCTTCCTTAATGGTTGGTCGATGTGTACCCCCATAGTGGACTTTCACCACCTAGACAGTTGCCATGCCTGGCACACAATAAAAAGCACCCGTATGGATGCTTTGAAATTGGTTATTAATTTATACTTTAATTACGGTACGTGAAGTTTTATTCTTATTCCAATCACCTAATGATGAACTGCTGATACGCATCAACAATATTAAGTAACTGGAAGAAGAGCAAAAGCTCTCCCTAATGACAGTATCATTCAATCATTACCATCTGCTGGTTTCGGATTTTATGTGCGTCATTATGAACCGTTTAGAAATTTAGAAACAACATAGTAAGTTGTGTTTTCCGCCACTTCTCACAATACAAATATATCACGTAGATTCCAAAACAACCGGCACATTTCCTGCCAAAAATCGGTCACGACTCTGCCACTCTCTTTAATATAAAACTGAACGTAACACTACAACACCACCAAGCTGTTTTAATATATCTTCTTTAGTGGAATTCATAAAACTCTCATATGCGTTATGATTTACTAATAAAATTGTGGCTTCTTTTAAATCAAATTCAAAATCACCTTTTGTTCTCCATTCTCTTTCATGAGTCCAATCTATGATATTCTCTTCATCATCTAAATCAAAGTTTACTATTCTCCACCACTCTTCTTGAGGTAGAATTTTTTTTGCAATTTCTTTCTTTTCATATAGTACAGGTCTACCACCTTTTTGATAAACATAATGCTTTGGGAAAGCTATTCCAATTGGAACATATCTTCTTTGCGCTTCCTCTTGATTACGTAGTTGTTCGAATAAAGTATTCTGACATACACCACTCAAAGGCATATCTTGAAAACATACTGCTGAATTAGGGCCATTAATATATCCTGATTTAGTCGTACTTCCTTTCAATGTTTTCGATTCTAAAATTTCTTGCAAAACACGTTGAGCACTTTTTAATCGTTTTCCACGATTATCAAATTTCCCTTTAGTTAGATGGACTAAGTAACTACTTATATCCGTTCTATGGCGATAACGATCTTTCCATTCTTTAATTTTATATCCCATTATTTGCACATCATTATATATTAATGTAATTTTGTTTATTATATCATATTAGTTACCCATATCTTATATTGTGTGTAACTGAACCCTTTGCTTAATCCCTTGGTATCATTGATTTCATTTCACTTTCTCTTTTGAGTTACACAGTACGAAAATTATGAGTAACCGTATTGAGATACCACTAATATTTTGAAAAACAAGCTAAGACAAAAATAAAATAAGCTGCCCATGTGGACAGCTTATTTACATAATTCTCGTTATTGGAAGTTGATTAATATCAGTTCATTTGTTTTTCGAAAGGAGTTATTTTGTTCGTTCAAAGATAATATCAAAGTAATTCGCGTACCCCATAGTTGGTGGCGCAAATAGTTGATTTTATAGGGGGAAAACCTGTAACTAAAACCTAATATAGGTGTTTTTGTTTAAATTTTGCTTAATTCTCACCGGTAATTAACTTAAAATTTAGAAATCGTTATATAATGAATTTAATTTAAAATTAGGAGTGATTAAATTGCCAGATATGATAAACCTCGTTCTTTTCATCATTATAGCGAGGTGTTAAAACTTCTAATAGAAAGCATATTCGATTAAGAAAGAAGGGGTAGTTATGAAAACTAGTGAAGAAACGCATTGGCAAAGGTTTAAACGTAAGAGTAAATCCCCGAAAGAGTGGTTAAAGAAAGTATACGAATTTTTTATTAATGAACACGTATGGGATGCTATCTTTAAAGTGTTCCTTAAACTAGTATGGGCAGTAAAAGGTATGGGGAAAAGCTTGAAACGGGTAATAGAAAACATATTCAATTAAATTCTATTCTTTCATACCTTCCTCTTATAGGAAGGAAATATCAATCACTGAGCATTAATAATTTTTAACTGAGTAACAGTTCCAAAAATGATTTTTAATAGAAAAAAAGGGTTACAGATTCGATTGTAACCCTTTTTCCAAATCTTTTTTGTTTTATACGGCTCCTATAATGATTATAGGACTGAAGTATGATTCGAAATAGCGTTGATTATATGATTCCAATCGTCACAGTGAATCTCGTGACCCGCCCCTTCTAGGGTTAGTAACAAAGCATGGGGAATTTCATCAACAAGAGCAAGACCATGCTCGTATGGAAGCACTATATCCTCTGTACCATGGATAACTAAAGTAGGCATATTGATTCCTTTTAACTTCCCTTCATAAGAATCATCACCTTTAAGAAGGGAGTGATTAAACATACTGAGTAGGTTATTTGCTCGTTTTATTTCTTTTTCTACCTGCTTATAAACCCTCTTCTCATCGAATTTATGATTTGAACCACAGAGTAAATCTGATCCTGCAACCAAGTAATTTGCAACAGATTCTTCATCTGACCAATTTAGTTTGGCCGCATTAGCATGGTAAGCGAGTATCTTCTCATCGATCGGAGGTAAATTCCTGTTGTTGTCTTCAGAACCAAAAATACCTGATGCAATCAAAGTTATACTTAGAACTCTCTGAGGGTTCCTTAAGGCTACAATTTGAGCAATCATTCCACCCAATGACATTCCAACAATATGTGCTTCGTCAATATGATATGCATCAAGTACTCCAATCGCATCATCAGCCATATCTACCACAGTATAGTGGGAACTCCCCGGTTTATAAGTAGTTGACCGTCCGACATCTCTATTATCATAACGAATAACATATCGGCCGGTATCAGCTAATTGTTGACAAAATTCCTCATCCCAATAAACCATTGAACACATGGCTCCCATAATCAGTAAGACTGCTGGATCTGCTGAATCGCCAAAGCTCTCTGTACATATATCAATTTCATTAATTTTAATAATCTTTTCAGTCATGATTAACTCCTCATTTCATTCGTATTTAGTTAATAAAAAAGACACAATCAAATAAACCCACATATTTTTAAAAAAAATAGTTAGGCATAACGAATTGTGTTTAAAATTAACGTAAACGAATGAACTTGATAATCATGTTAAACACTCTCCTATAAAAAGGGAATAAGGGTAAAACCCTTATTTTGATAATAACATAGCTCTATCAGTATTAATATAGGTTCACTTTTTCTTATTTTATAATTTTAAAAATAATTCCTATTGTATGAATCTGCACTCTTAGTTGAAGAAAAGACGATGTATACAATATCCAAACCTAATTAACATAACGTCTCATTATCGACAGAAAGGAACCTTCTATTTTGTTCTATGGATCTATGCATTTTTTATACATTCCTATCCTAGCGCGATTTTAGGGTTATTGTTTGTTACTGGATTAGCCAAAAAACTGTATAAAACCTTGCATACTTTTAACGTGTTTTTTCAAAAATACTACGATACCCCTAGATTTAAAAGAAATAAGCAATGCTTAGATTTTAAACCTAGTCGTTGCTTTATCCATTGCATCTTGATTTACACCTATATAACGTAACGTGACCTTCTCTGACGAGTGATTAAATATCTCCATGAGTAATGCTATGTTTTTTGTTTGCATGTACATGTGATACCCGTATGTTTTTCTTAACGTATGTGTTCCTATTTCATCCAACCCGAACTCTGACGCTGCTCCGCTTAATATCTTATATGCCATGCTACGACCAATAGGACGATTCTTACCTTGTCTGCTTTGCAATAAATACTCATTGTCTTCCCTTTCTTCAATAAACCATTTCAGTTCTCTTTTCAGTGCTGCAGTAATTTGTATTCGTTTCTGTTTCCCTGTTTTCTTTTCTCTCATAGATATATGACTGCCCTTGACATCTCCTACCTTCAGTTTCAAAATATCCGAGATTCTAAGACCTGTATTAATGCCCATAATGAAGAGAATGTAATTACGTAAGCTCTTTTCTTTAAAATAATCTTTTAGCTGCTGTATTTCTTCTGGATCACGTATTGGCTGAACAAAATTCATTATTCTTTACCTCCAGTCTCTTCTGTCTCGTAAACTTCTAATCCAAGCGCAAAAGCAAGTTTATAAAACGCTTTAGACTTCCAACGTCGATAAGTACGCTCTGACATCCCTATTTCGTTATAAACCATGTAATCACATACGTCCTCTTCTTCTAAATACCGTTTATAAATAATATCTCTTTGTATACTTCCTGCACGTCCGTTTCCTAATCGATTTAGAAACTGATCAATACGTACTGACATTCTTTCAAGCCACTCTTCTCGTTTACTTTGTTGAATATTTGCTATAGCAACATCTTCTAATGGTTTCCCAACTGTATGTGTAGGACCATGCTCACGTACTTCATAAGAAGGAGTGACTTTCATTTCTTTACGCATCATCCCAAATTGTCTATGTATACGTACACTTTCCAAGACGCCTTCTAATTCCTCTTGTGTCGCTGTTCTATCGATTTTTGGTAAGAAAGATAATTGTTTAGTCATGTAAGACCACTCCTTTTTATTTTTAAATTACTTTTGTCTTATTGCTCCACGTCTACGTTCATAACAAGGTCTATGCATCCCCATTAAATCTTCAATGTCACGAGTACTTAATTTCTCTTTTCGTTTTTTCTTCTTTTTCTTCTTTGCTTGATTCGATTGCTTTTTCCATTCACGTAACTGATCCTTTAACCCCTTCATTTCCCCATCTCCCTTTTCAAAATAAAAAGGACACCTATTCCTAAAGCAGCTTTAATGGCTGCCTTAATGAATTGGTGTCCTCTAGTTTTCTAGCCGGACTATATTCGAATGTTATTTTAAATATCCCAATAGTCACTATTAACATCATTAGTATATTTGCTGATTCCTCCTTGAATAAATCCCTAAACCTTGTCCATACTATAAATGTACTTGAGTTCTGAACTTCCTTCTTAACGCTTTTTTGGAGAGTAGTTAGCTTTTGCTAGCTGCTCTTTATTTGTACAAGGTACTCAATTGACTGGCGCACATATAATATTCTGAGTTCCTTTCTTTATAAAATAGTCGTTATAAAATGAGGCTCGTCACGAGAGCACTTTACTAAGTGCTCTTTTTATATTCCAACTTAATACAAAATGAAATTTTTATATTAATCTTCCTCAAGTTCTGTAACAGTTATATAATTTCTAGCATTCTTCCGGCTTGCTATTCTCCTCTGATACGCTGGTCTTGTATAAAAACGAACTGTGGAATGAAGTACGCTCATATAATCAGCGCATTCCTGTATAGTTCCGATACATAGCAATGATTCACCTTTATAAACGACGTACTCCTTTAAGTTCATTTCTCAGTCTCCTTTTCTATAAAATGAAGTATTTATATAAAGTTTTCTCAACACTTATACACCGGGAGTAAATTCCCTTTTATGGTAACATATTGGTAATCCCATAAAGTTCTATCGTTCCATTAAAAGGACCCGCACCCCTAATCGGGTCCTTTTTAATGTTTTCTATTAAAATAGCGTTTTTTGTTTAGTTTCACTCTAAAAGTAAAATTTTCATTTTTTCATTCAACCAAGTTCATAACATATTCTTTTCCCCCCGATAAAATAATGATTAGGTGTCCCATGCGCATTTTATCCACTGGAAATAATACCTTTCACGTACTTACGTATTAGAAACTTCATTTCTGCTTCTTCTGCAATAGTAATTTTATTCACTTTTTTGATACATTTATGAAACATTCACATGTTATCTTCAATATGTTCTATTCTTTTTGAAAAACCATGTGAGAATACCAAAACAAAAAGCCCTAGAGCCCTAACTCTAGGGCTTCTTGTTTTCAAATAAGAATTTTGTTAAAAAACTGCACATTTATTAAGAACATGCTTAAAATATAATGTGGTATTCTTTTTCAATATTAATGTTTATCCGAGAGCGCCTTGAATGGCGCTCTTTAATTTTCAAATAATTACGAGAGCGGATTTTATTATGTCGTACAAGCACTACTTCGCTTTATTAAATAGACTATATAGACATCTAAAAGAAGGGAGCTTTAAATTCATATGGCTGATTACTTTTATAAAGATGGTAAAAAGTATTATAAAAACCAAGCGCATTCGGGCCCTCAAAAAAATAACTGTTTTGTTGAGACTCATACAATTGGTGGTTCAGGAGTAAATTTAAATGGAAATATACCTATATCTATTGACCTCCTAGATACCACTCCACAAACAGTATTTGAAGATTTCACCAACAATCACAATAAAACATTAATTCAGTTATTTGTTGTCGGCATGAGTGCCCCCGTTCAAGTAACTATTCTAACAAGAAGATCTAGCGTACCAATCACTACTATATTACAACCCGTTCAAACAAAAATATTTCAAGTTGAAGATTTTCAAAGTCTTACTTTTACAAAGCAGGAAGGTCCTGCTAGTGTAGTTAGTTTATTTATTCAAAAAACATTTTGTATCTGCTGTAACGATAATAACGATTCATGTAATGAATATTACCACGAGTGCAATTAATAGATTAAATTGCCAGAAGAACTCTTTATATAAAGGGTTCTTTTCACTCCCCTCATTTCCCCGTTTTTTATTAAAATAACTATTTTGTTATATTCCTTGCACTTTTAAATGAGACAAGCATATATTGTAGTATAATGTTTCATCACTTATTTACACTTCCTTTTTTTCAAGAGTACATATTCGATATGTACTCTTTTTACATCACTATAAAATAACGCTTTTATTTATTTTTTAATACGCTTTTCCAAAAAAACATGTACTATCCCATCGCCATCAAATTAAAATCTAATAGATTCCCAGAACGAAAATTTTAACTTTTTTTGTAACAACGAAGCTCTGTTATCGTTTTTAGAATACTTCATAACCTTAGCTTGATAGGCATAGGGCGAGACCCCTAATTTAGTAATTTACGTAGTACGTGCCGGAACCAAATCTATCAATCTAACATATTGTATAAAAGTAACTTTAAACCTATAAAAAAGTTGCTAAGGAGGTTAATATAAAATGGCATCATTTGAAATTGGAGCAAGATCTCTTTTCAATTTTCGAAACGAACGCTTTTTCTTATTAGTTGAAGATGAAATTACAATTCCAGATAAAGGTGTAGAAATTGATCCAGTTAATATCTACGAAATTGATCAGCAAACTTTCAATTTTATCAGAGATGAAGGAGATACACCTGTAATTGAACCAGTTGATACACTTCCAACTGTACCACCTGGATTTAAATTAGAACGAAAATGTATTTTCACAGTCGACAATTCATACTTTGTAATATACGATTTAGAAGATGATACTGATAACAACGTCCTATTAAGAATCAGTGCAGCATTATTTAATTCATTAAGAAATTCTGGTGTTCGTGAATGTTTTCCTCAAAATTTCATTTAAGAACTTAAATGAATTAGACCTCAAATGGAATACTCTTTGAACAATTTAACCCCTCGTAGTTTTCTACAAAGGATTAAATTGTTATGTAAAAATTTTTTTAATTATTAGTAGTTTTTAGCGGTTTGGTAGGTACAATTGCTAGTTTAAGTCGAGCCACCTATTTTGGTTAGCTTGATGGGTATGATGTACTACCCACAAGGCGTTTTGCTAGTGTCCCTAATCTAGTAAAACGCCTTTTTACGAATTACATTCCCTATCTCTCTTTCTTAATAAAATCCAAATTTGGTCTTACTTTACATCTACACGTGTTTGACTTGCATCCCGACTAAAACCATCAGGATATCTTTTAGCTAATTTTGCAATATTCATTTCAGCAATATCTTGTAACGTATATCCCAGTTCGTGCGCCATAATTGATAAATAATACAGAATATCTCCAATCTCTAATGCTAATTTATAAGTGTTTCCGTCCTCTTCTCCTGGACAATGCGATGGTTGGAAACCATGTCCATGATAAATTGCTTTTTTTACAATATCGGCAACTTCACCAGCTTCGCCTGTAAGTCCTAAAGCTGCATTTGAAACACGTCCTCCAAAATCAGTTTTGTTATTCCAAGTTCGTAAAGTTGCTTCCTGATAATCATTTAATTCAGCAATCGATAAGATACTTGCAATCTGTAAAACTGTAGCTTCATTTATAACCTGATTCTCATTCTTAGCTTCACTCATTAATTTAGTTGCTTCTAATACACCATTTTCCATAACGTTCATTTTGTTTTCCCCTTCCTATTTAGCAAATCCCTAATCCTATCGGACGATTTTCAATTAAATACTTATCCGCTTGATCTATTACAAGAAGCGCAACTTCCGCTTGGTGTCTCCTTAACGCTTTGGCCATCTTCGGTAAGCTCATACCTTGACTCCACATTTCACGAAAACGTAATACATCTCTTTCATCCCAAAATCAAGGATTTAAAGGCTATGTATTACAATACCACGTAAACTCTTTCTACCATCTGTCACTGAAGCTGCTAGTATTTGCTAACAAAGTATTTTAATTTTCTTATGCATGCCAAAATATATTTTGGTAAATTTGACACACATTTATATCAAACAAGCATATTTTATTGTATGGTGACTATCTAAAAATACAAATTTTAAATTTTTATAAGATCTTTTTATTTTTAATTAAAAATTTACAACATTCTAAAACAGTATGCACATAATATCCTCAATTCCCTTTTTCAACATGAAACTTGTCTCAGAGCGCCTTTAAAAGCGCTCTTTATCTTTAATAAAGGTTTTATTAAAATTTAGGTTAAAAATTAATACCCTATAGTCAGGATAGCTATTTACTGTTTCCAAAATAAGTTGCATTAATTAATATAGAAATGAAATACCTATAAAAATTATTACTTTACTATTTCTTTAAACATGCTAGTGAGGTGATTTCGATAGATTATCAAAACAAAGATATGTTCATTAACTTTTCACTTTTAGATATTAACCGTATTATTCTCCCACATTCTCCTACTGGGCCTACCGGGGCTACTGGAACTACTGGTTCCACTGGGGCTACTGGGGCTACTGGCTCTACTGGGGCTACTGGCTCTACTGGACCTACCGGCTCTACTGGGGCTACTGGCTCTACTGGGGCTACTGGCTCTACTGGGGCTACTGGCTCTACTGGGGCTACTGGCTCTACTGGGGCTACTGGCTCTACTGGGGCTACTGGCTCTACTGGGGCTACTGGCTCTACTGGGGCTACTGGCTCTACTGGGGCTACTGGCTCTACTGGGGCTACTGGCTCTACTGGGGCTACTGGCTCTACTGGGGCTACTGGCTCTACTGGGGCTACTGGCTCTACTGGGGCTACTGGCTCTACTGGGGCTACTGGCTCTACTGGGGCTACTGGCTCTACTGGGGCTACTGGCTCTACTGGGGCTACTGGCTCTACTGGGGCTACTGGCTCTACTGGGGCTACTGGCTCTACTGGGGCTACTGGCTCTACTGGGGCTACTGGCTCTACTGGGGCTACTGGCTCTACTGGACCTACCGGCTCCACTGGAACTACTGGTTCCACTGGAACTACCGGGGCTACTGGAACTACTGGGGCTACTGGCTCTACCGGTTCCACTGGAACTACTGGTTCCACTGGAACTACCGGGGCTACTGGAACTACTGGGGCTACTGGCTCTACCGGTTCCACTGGAACTACTGGCTCTACCGGTTCCACTGGAACTACTGGCTCTACCGGTTCCACTGGAACTACTGGCTCTACCGGTTCCACTGGAACTACTGGCTCTACCGGTTCCACTGGAACTACTGGCTCTACCGGTTCCACTGGAACTACTGGCTCTACCGGTTCCACTGGAACTACTGGCTCTACCGGTTCCACTGGAACTACTGGCTCTACCGGTTCCACTGGAACTACTGGCTCTACCGGTTCCACTGGAACTACTGGCTCTACCGGTTCCACTGGAGCTACTGGCTCTACTGGGCCTACCGGGGCTACTGGCTCTACTGGGCCTACCGGGGCTACTGGCTCTACTGGGCCTACCGGGGCTACTGGCTCTACTGGGCCTACCGGGGCTACTGGCTCTACTGGGCCTACCGGGGCTACTGGCTCTACTGGGCCTACCGGGGCGGCTAGTGTAGGATTAACAAACTATCTATATGTTTTTGATACTACTAACCAATCAATTGCAGTAGGAAGTAATGTTACTTTTAACACAAATGGACCTATAACAGGAACTGCCCTTAGCCACATCACAGGTACTGGAAATATTATAATTAATACACTAGGAACATATGTAGCAGAGTTTCAATTACAAGCATCTCGCGAAAACCAATTCTCCCTCGAACTAAATGGTACACCAATTTCAGGTGGACGTTTTGGTACGGGGTCACCACATACAATAAATCAAGGTACTGCTGCTTTTACCGTAACAGTTGTTCCTTCAACATTGACTTTAATAAATAACACCTCTTCAGCAGGTACTATCACTCTCTCAAATAGTGATGGTGGCTCTTTAACAAATGTATCTGCAAGTATAAGTATTTTTCAGGTCGGATAATTAATTTGGTTAGAAAAGTAATTCATAAAGTTTACAAATAAAAAAATGAGGCTTCTCTTTTCTAGAGAAACCTCATTTTTTTTATTAAATTTTAAACTGACTCGTATACAAATCAAAATAAAACCCTCTATCTTCCATGAGAGATTCATGATTCCCTCTTTCTAAAATATTTCCATCTTTTATAACAAGAATTTGATCTGCTTTTTCAATTGTTTTAAGTCGATGAGCGATCACAAAACTTGTGCGACCTCTCATTAAATTATTTAGTCCTGCTTGTATTTGTAATTCTGTTCTTGTATCAATATTTGATGTCGCTTCATCGAGAATTAATATATCTGCATCTGCTAAAATTGCTCGTGCAATCGCTAGAAGTTGTTTTTGTCCTTGACTTAAATTCGATCCTTCTGAAGCAATTTCTGTTTCATATTGATTTGGCAAATGCTTAATAAAAGAATGTGCAGATGCTGCCTTAGCTGCAGTGATAACTTCTTCATCACTAGCATCTAAGCGTCCATAACGGATATTATCCATAATCGAACCAGCAAATAAATACGTATCCTGTAAAACTACTCCTATTTTACTTCGTAAAGAATTAATATCATAATCTTTTATATCTTTTCCATCAATATGAATTTGTCCTTGCTGTATATCGTAAAAGCGAGTTAACAAATTAATGATTGTTGTTTTCCCTGATCCAGTTGGACCAACTAAAGCAATTGTCTCTCCTGGCTGCGCTTTAAGACTCACTTCTTTTAAAATCGTTTTATTTTCTGCGTAGCCAAATGAAACATTCTCAAGTGCAACATGCCCTTGTAAATTTTGTACAACGAATGCGTCTTTTTTATTTTGAATTTCTGGTACCTCATCCATAATTTCAAAAACACGTTCTCCACCAGCAACTGCCGCTTGAATTGTATTCATTAAAGTCGCAAATTGACTTAGCGGTCTTGAGAATTGACGAGAATAATTAATAAAAGCCGCAATAACTCCTACTGTTGTCATTCCGTTTAAAACCATAACTGATCCAGTCCCAATGACAAGCCCCATACCTAAGTTATTAATAAAGTTCATACTTGGAAAAATAAAAGCTGAAAATGTATCAGCCTTCGTAGCTGAAACTCTTAGCTGTTCATTAATTTTATTGAAATTTTGTACAGTTTCTTTTTCTTTTCCGTACAACGTTGTAACATCGGCACCTGTAATTGCTTCCTCAATAAATCCATTTAATTCACCTAAATCTTTTTGACGCTTCGCAAAGTTTTTACCACTATATGCAACTAGTTTTTTTGTAACATAAAACATAATAGGTACTGTAATTAAAGTTACAATTGCTAAAATCCAATTTAAGGCGAACATTGCAATCGTTACACCTATAAAAGTTAACGCTGATGAAATGATTTGTACAACACTTTGTGTCAAAGCTTGATTCAAATTATCTATATCATTTGTCACACGGCTCATTAAATCACCTTGGGAACGCACATCAAAGAAACGTAAAGAAAGCGTTTGGATTTTCTCAAAAATATCTTGTCGTATTTTTTGAATTGTTTTTAATGCAACGTTAATCATGACAAATGTTTGTAACCATGTTAAAAGTACAGTTACACCGTAAATCACGATAAGTAACATACACATTCTTGCTGTACCACTTAAATCTTTCGGTACAATATATTGATCTATAATAACTCCCATAAAATAGGGACCTAATAATCCAAGTAATGTAGTAACAACGACTAGAAATATAACAAACATAAGAGCAGCTTTTTGATAGCCCATATAGTTCCATACCCGCATTACAGTTCCTTGAGCATTTTTAGCTTTTCCCATCTTTGGGGTGTTTCGTCCACCTTTATTAGCAAATTGCCCTTGAAAATTACGCAT